TAAAATGTTTGAAGATTCTAAAACTGAACTGTATGTATGTTCAGTAACCAATGGCGATGCAGCCACGGCTGAGGCTCTCCCGAATAACTCTGGTGGATTCTTTAATTGCACCACTGGTGCTCTCGTGAAAACAGCATTAGCTGATGGTACAGAATATCAATTTATCCATAGGAATGCTAAGGGAGTTCTTAATAAGAGCCCTAAGTTTACTACTGCTGATCTTTTTGGTGTTCGTACTTATATGCCGGCATCTGCCCGTACAGAAAAAGTTGTTTATTTTGGGTACAATGGAACTTCTGGTTCTCTTGATGCAGCTAACAGCACTTATTATTCATTGAAGCTTGTTCTTAATCATACTTTTGGTATGCTTAATAACTCTCCTTTAATGCTTACTATTCCTTATAAGAGTGACTCGTCAGCTACTCAACAAGAGGTGGCTCGTGGTCTCGCTCTTGAAGCTATTAAGACAATATCTCGCCAGCCTTATAGGTTTGCAAAAGTAGAAAGAGTTAACTCAGGTACCGCCTCAGCATCTGTTGTTGATAATCTTTCCTTTACTAACGGTTCCAAGTATTTTACATCTGCTGATAATGATACTGCTACTCTTACTACAGGTACTATCTTGAGGATAGAAGAACCTGAAAATAATGGCACTAGCCTTACAGATCCCTGTTACGTGATTGTTGGCAATGATGGCGGTGTTGGAGCGGCTCGTGTATACGAACTCGACATTCCCTTCCAGGGAGCTACTAATGCTGATCATGATTATGTAAATACTGTTACCGAGGGCAACTGGGGTCTTAAGTTCACTGGAATTAGTGTTACCGATGCAGCCTTCAATCCTGTAACGGACATACCCTTCGTGGTTGATTTCGATGTTTTTGGAAATGAAAACTTCGAAACAGCTACTACTAAAGTATCCACGCAGCCTTTTATTGGTCGTGGTACTTATCAACTCGTGTCTTCGCAGGAGGTATATACACAGTTCCAGAATAAAACCAGGGAAGTTAGTAGGTATCCACAGACTCAATATCTTATTGGTGCTGTTCCTGGAGACGCCTATGCTATGTTTACTTTCCTTGTAAGTAATACTGGGTATAAGAATATAGGCTCTGGTCAGATTCCGTTCTCTGCTTGGAGGATTAATATCGCTTGCAAAACCAGTTTAGTTTCTGGTGAGGCATTTGATACTGTACTTTCGTCAGTTGATGGTAGTACAGCTTAATTATATATTCATCCAATGATTAATGGGGGAGGGTGGAAATCTTCCCCCATTATTTTTTAATATACCATGTATCAAAAGCTAATATATAAATCCCAATTACAAATTAGGTTTTGAAGAAGTAATTTTATACTTTTGTAAAAATTTTCTATCATGGCTTATCCTACTATTTTTAAGAAATGCATGCCGATTATTTTAAAAAATGAAGGTGGGTATGTAAACCATCCAAATGACCCAGGTGGAGAAACTAACATGGGCATTGCAAAGAAATACTATCCAGATGAAGATATAAAAAATATGACCGTAGAAAGAGCTACTTATTTATATTATAGGGATTATTGGAAACCTATGAATCTTGGTGGACTAAAAAACGAAGATTTGGTTCTACAGGTGTTTGATTTTGGAATAAATTCTGGAATAAGGTGGTCAATAAGATTATTGCAAAGAACAATAGGAGTTACTGATGATGGGTATATTGGGCCAATAACTACTAAGGTTGCTAATGATTTCGGCCCTGAAATAGTGGATAAGTTTAAGAAAAGAAGGAGAATGTTTTATATAAATTTAGCTGCAAAGAAACCCAGTATGAGTGTCTTCCTTCGTGGATGGTTAAGACGTGTGGATAATACTAAATTTTAAATAGAATGGCATTAGTTATAGAAATAATGGAAAAAGAGGATGCTTCTTGCTTCAAATTATATGATTTGACAGTGTACGGAGGTCTTTTTAATTATCAATTAGTAAACCAATTATCCCTAACTTTATCTGTAGAGCATAATGGGGTTATTTATACCTATGTTCCAAGAAGCTCTTCATTATATAATGATATGGGAATTGATGCAACTTATATTAATCTATGTGGGTCTTCTCTAAACTCTTATTTTGAAGTAACTCCTGATAGACTCCAAAGTGGTGGAGCTCCATTAAATACTACATATTTTCCAGATGGATATTATGAAATCACCTTGTCCGTAATTTATAATGGAGTAGCAGAAAGTGATGTTAGCAATCAAGGATTCCTTGCAGAATCATATCTCATGGCTTCAAAATTACCTCTTCTTATAGATCCTGACAATTTCGACTATGAGGAGAATAGATTACAATTTCTTACCATTGCAATGCTAAGATCTGCCACTTGGGCAGCTGAACTGGGTAGGGAATCTGAGTTTAGAACTCTTACTAATAAGATTAATAGTTTCCTTGATGCTAGAAGCATAAATGAGATTTGGTCAACCTAAAACATGAATTATGATTTGGACTGATAATGATAGGATGGCTTTATTTATTGATTGTAAGGATTTAGCTATCAAATTAGCATTAGTTATTTCTCAAAAGACCGACCTTGGACAGCCTATAGATGGTTATTTAGATCATCTATATCTAATTTGTAATGTTGTGTTTTCCTTAGAAGAGGATTCTACAATCTTTACTGATGATGAATTAGACTATTTCTATTCATTATATACCAAGATACTTATAAAACATAATCGTTATAAAGGTATTTAGTTATGAGGAAAACTATAAATATAGATTTCAATAACTCTTCTTCAATTACTTTAGGGCATAGTGGGGATATATTATATTCTTGTTTACCATTCTGGGCTAAACAGACACATACCCACGGTGCTTTAATGTTGTATAATCTATCTGGTACTAGTCAGAGTAATGGTTTAACATTATCAGCAGCTCCACCTGAAGCAGCGGCCAATGCAGTTTATGGTGGTAATTATGTATCATTAGTTACATCTGGAGCAAATACAACTATACATATATCGGGACTACAACCGGCAGGCCCCTATTTAACAACAGCAGCCAATCCATTTCATAACCACGGCGGAACTCCAGCGGTTACTGGTTTTATAGGTGGAACTATTGGGTCGGCCGGCTGGTCTCTTAGTATACCAGATTTCTTACTGACGGCTGCAGAATCAGACCACACACATTCACAATATATACCAATAGGACATAGCACTAGATATGCTTCATCTTACCTCGTCAATACATTTCTAACAACTGCCGCAAGAGTTACCCATATACACGGGGTAGCGTCTGGAACCAATATAACTATAGGTTCCTCTTCTAACGGCCTTGCATTGTCTGTAAGAGATGCTATTGGAACCAACACTTCTATTATTGGTGGTTCTATGACAGCAGATACCAGGGGAATAACTTTAAATATTCCAGCCGGTTCTGGTGGCACATTTGTTGGTGGTGTGGGAACTGGATTTACATCGGTAAGCACAAGTGGTTCCGATATAGCAGCTACTCTTGGTACAGATGGAATTAACCTGGGGATTCCAACATATCTAACTACAGCCATGCAGAGTAATGCTGGTAGTAACTTCCTGGGTACTAATGCATCAATTGTTGGTGGGTCTATGACAGCTAATAGCTCTGGAATCACGTTGAATATCCCGATGGCTACAGCAACAGCTGCTAATGCTATACACGCTGGAGATTATATTTTACTCTCTTCTATGGGGGGAGATACTACTATATCTGTTTCAGGATTACAAGCCACGTCGGCAATGTCTAATTACCAGCTTACGGCTAATAATAGTTTATTCCTTGGAACTGGAGCCACACAAAGTTTCTTGCATAACAGTGATGCTACACTGTTTATAGCAAGATCTGATAGTAGTAGATTTCAGCATACATCTGTTAATTCACAATCATTAGGAACTACCTATACAAGCCATACCCATAGTAATTTATATCTACCACTATCAGCAAGTACAGCTTATCAAACTAGTGTGCTGAGAAATACTTTTGCTGTAACAAGTCATACACACCCAGAAGCTAGTGTTTATTTTGTAAATAGTTTAGGTAGTAATATCACTTGGGGATCATCTGTTTCTGGATCTAATACTTCTATATTTGCAACAGCTGGTGGGGGTGGTGGTGGAGGAAGTACTATTAGTGGTGGAGTTGCCATTCAAGGCAGTGGGACATATATTCATAGCTCTGGAACCGTAAGATTTAGTAATTCTAATGGATTGTTCTTTGGGCTGAGTAATGGCACTATGACAGCCTCCTTATCACAAGCATCACTTGCGTTTAATGACTCTAACGGGGTATCTTTTGGATTATATTCTTCTAATTCAGCGGGATCTACCGTGACAGCATCAGTATATACAAACTATGCCCAAAGAACGCATACACATGGTAATGTATCTCTTAATCTAGTTAATATCAGTGGAAGCTATTCTTCTGCTTCAGGTGGATTAACATTAGCTCTTACTGGTAATACTGGTGGTGGAAGTAGTGCTCCGAGTGGTATAGTAGGATTGGGTAATCAAAATACAGTTCCTTTCACAAGTGGATCTGTACGGATTTCTGGTATTAACTTAACTGTTAATACTTCTTCTAGTGGGGCCAGTCAATATTTACAAATATCAGCTCCTGCTATGGGTTATTTATTTTTTAGTAATACCAATGGACATAGTTGGGGATCATCAGTTAATGGAATGAGTACTTCAATTTATATTATTACATAATGGCATCTCCTACTATACACAGTTATTCATCTGGTGTTTTTAATGATGAAGCGCAACTATTTGATATTGAATTACCAGGAACTATAAGCTCTACTGATACATTACTTTTATTTGTTGCTTCATCTCCTTCTTCATGGGCATATCATAGAAATCTTTCCGGAGGAAGTTGGAGGTTTAAAAATAATTACTATCCAAGTGATTATTTTTGTCCTTGTCTTACTATATTAATTTGTGAATACCCTCTTGGTGGAGGAGCCGATGAATTACAAATAGGTACTTATTTTCCTTATTGGCATAATGGTACTGTTGATGCAACCTCTGTTTATGGATTGTCTGAAACTTGGTTATATGACCATAAAAGAACTACAAAAATATCATATATATGTTATGCTATTTCTGGTATGATAAAAAACACTTTTGATATACATCTTCATAATAGATATTTAAATACAAGATTTGTTTCAGGTGCATTTACGTCATATTGGGACTTATTACAATGTCCTGCGAATGATGATTCTCTTGTAGGTGATTATTTATGGCTTGCACCTATTGCTTCACATAAAAATGTTATAGCAACAGGCTCTCCAAGTGGATTTTCTGGTTTAATAACCGCTCAATCATCTGGAACTGATGCTAATTATGATTGTTCTATGAGTTGTTGTTCAAGATCGACTTCTGGTATATCAATCGTAGATCCTGGCCCATATACAGCATTGACTGCTAACTGGTCTGGAGTATTAATGAGAATTCCACCTCCAAAAACAGTGCCAGATGATGAAGAGCCAATAGAAACTGGTGGGATTGGATTATATATCAAAAATGAAGAATTTCATACATACGATGGATCAGAAACTGTAGAAATACTTCCAGATACTATGTATTTTAATTCTGATGGTTCAGAAAATGGAAATCCATTTCAAACATATATAGAATTAGTTTCTACTAATAGTTGGACAGCTTCATGGCTTAATGATTCTCATTTTGATGCTAGTGAGTATAGTGGGAATGAAGGTAGTTATTATATAGCAATTACCTGTAGAGGAGAAAATACATCTGGAAGTACATATAGTGATACTTTAACAATTAGTTCTGGCACTTCAAACGATACAGTAACAGTTTATCAAGTAAGTTCATAATTATGAGTGTAACATTAAATAATATAGGAATTAGTTTAATGAGTAGCCAACCTTCTACTCTTTTAACTGGATTAATGGGTTATTGGAAGTTAGATGAGACTTCTGGAGGCACTATTGATAGTTCAGGTAATAATTATACTGGTACCGGTAGTAGTCTTACTTATAATGCTAATGGCAAGATTGGTAGATGTTATACTTTCAACGGTACGGATAGTAGGGTAACTTTTGGAAATGTTATTAAACCAACCACCGCGTTAAGTATTTCCCTTTGGATGAAAGATGGTGGACAGACTGCTGAAAAAAATATTATTAACACGAGTGTATATGATGGTGTTTGGAGAGGTTGGAGATTTACAAGATATAGTGATCAAGCTGCCGGGGTATTATTATCGAGTGGCACAAATAATTTAGATGTTGCATTTGGTACTACTTTAAGTAATGATAATTGGTATCATATAGTATTTACTTGGAATGGAACAACAGCTTATGTTTATATAAATAATGTGAGAAATAGTGGTTGGAGTTGGTCATATACAATAAGCTATGCTACAACTCATAATCTTACGTTTGGAGCTAATCAATCTGGTGGTCAAGTTTATGATGGCGAACTTGATGAAATTGGTGTTTGGAATAGGGCTTTAACATCAAACGAAGTTTCAATCCTTTATAATAGCGGTTCCGGTTTAACGCATCCATTTAGTTAGTTATGGCGAGTTATTATATATCCCCGTCTGGTAGTAATTCTTCTGGTACCGGGTCACAATCTAATCCTTGGGCCACTCTTGATCATGCTATAAGCAGGGTCACAACTCCTGGCGATGATATTAGGGTGATGGCTGGTAATTATCCAGCTATTTCTTCGCAGATGGAATTAGCCCAGAAGGTTAGTATAATAGGAGCTGGAAGAGATGTTACAACAATTACCCTGACGAGTACTTCTGGCGGTGGTTGTATCAAGATGGAATCTTACGGTCAGTGGACTAATAAAACTATAGGATTTCAATCCATTTCTGGAATTAAATTTGTTGGCTCAACTACATCTGGTTCACCCATTGGTCATATTGCTATATCAATGTATTTCCGTAATCATGTTTATATACATGATTGTGAGTTTGTTGATTTTGTTCGTAGTGCTGTAAGATTTAATGGTCAGCAATATTGGTCTGGTTTTAATATAGATAACCCATATTATAATGGCTCTAAGAGCGATATGTTATATATACCTTTCAATAATAGTTTTGCAGAGGGTAATAGATTTTATAATAACATAGTACATAATTGTTGTGGTAGGATTGGAACAACAAATGATTTCTCTGGTGCTTTAGAGGTGTCAGTAAATGATGGATGTCTTGTATACGATAATTATATGACAGCTACCGGACGTCCTGGTAACGATAATGGCGTTCCTATAAAATTTATCGGGGCTGGTGCTGGCTTCAATAGAAATAGCAAGATATATAATAATCATATTATAGCTGGCCACATGAATACCAACTATTGGCAGTTTGCTATAGAGATTTGGTGGGATTTAGGTGGAACCGAAGTATATAATAATACTTGTGAAGGTGCATTAGATTTATGTGATAGCTGGGATCAATATGGAGCGGGATATGGAATAAGATGTTATAATAACAATATAGGATATAGTCAAAATACAACTAATTTAGATCGTGGTATTTTATTTGAAGGAACTCATATAGATACTTACGTATATAATAATCATATACATCATGTTGCACGAGCTATAACCCATAATAACAATAATAGTTCAAACGCAACTATTTATAATAATGTTCATATCTATAATAATTATGCTCATCATTTATCTGGAAGAGACTATCAAACGTGGGGAATATATTGGGATCCAGCAATCAATCCACAGGGAGGATTATTTCAAGATATTTTCATAAGACATAATACTTTTCATGCGTCTGAGGATGCTCCCGGAACTACAATGCATGGTGTTATGATACCTACAGTTACCGAGTTAGATTCTTGGTATCTTGAGAATAACATCATAATGAATTTTGAGTATAGTCCCATTTACGGTAGTGGTGTAAGAGACCAAGCTACTAATCTCTTCATGCGCAATAACCTTATTTACGGGTGTGGGAATAATAATAACCCAGTATATCAAAGTAATTTTCCAACAGCGGGAGTTACATTTAGTGGTACAGTAAAATCTAATCCACTATTTGTATCAATATCATCTCAAGATTTCCATGTTCAACCAGCTTCCCCGGCTATTAATGCTGGTAGATCGACGGATGTAACAGTAGATTATGATGGCAATGTAAGAAGCTCTTCAACACCTACAATAGGTGCGTTTGAATATATATCGGCTTCAACAACTTATTATGTTAGAACAGATGGTGTAGATACTTCCTCAAGAGATGGGTTGTCTCCTTCTACAGCATGGGCCACGTTATCTTACGCTGCAAGCAGAGTTTCCATAGTGGGAAGTACTATATATATTGCAGAGGGTGTTTATGCCGAGTCTTCACGATGTAATCTTGCTGTAGGAGTTTCTATTAAAGGTTCTGGACAAGATACTTGTTTTATAAATTTTACATATGCGGCTTCGGGGTTTTCTAATGGTTGTATATATGCTGTTTCTTCATCTGTTGTGGATGGAAATCAATCAATCAGTGATTTTTCAATGTATGGGACGAATTATAGTTCAGAAAGAGCTATATATACACGATATAGAAATAATTTTATTATTCACGATGTTATAATAAGACGGTTTAAAAATTCTGGTATAAATGCTTATTCTGAAATTGATTGGGTCACGCCGCCCCCAGTTTTTACAACAGGATTAAAGATTTATAATTGTTATATACTTGATTGTTCTATAGCTCCCTGTACTGGTAATGAATGTAATTTAAGATGGTCGGGACATGAAAATTTTGAAATTTATAGTAATGTTTTTTCAAACACTACACGGTGGTCACAGGATAATATTTATTCCTCGCAAGTAAAAAATGGAAAAATTTATAATAATAGTTTTTATACTAGAAATACAAGTTATTCTGGTTTTGTTTTTGCTATGGAGCTTTGGAATAACCGGGGTGGTATTGAAATTTATGGCAATTATCTTGAAGGGTGCGGGACAATAGATATAGCAGGACATACAACTGAGAAGGGTATATATGAATATGCTGTCTTATTACATGACAATATCTTGAGTATTCCTTCTCCGGTAGATTATAATTCTTATCCTACAGCTGCTATAACTATCGAGTGCTGGATTTCAATCGAATCAGTTTATTGTTATAATAATTACATACACAATTTTCCATGGGGCATTAATATCACTGCCGGGCAAGAAAATGCAATTATAGAAGATTTGCATATTCACGCTAACGTTATCGACGGTGTGACAAATTCTGATGTATCGTGGAATAGTTTTGGAATAGGTTTAATTAGGCAAGCGGCTGGTATAACTAGAAGGAGGGTAGATATTTATAATAATACAATAATCGGTGAAACTAGTAATTCTTATCGTGGGATAGTAATTGCCGTGGATGGAACAAATGAGGATATAGAAGTTAAGAATAATATTATAAAAGGCTTCAACATGGGTGTAAGACTTGAGAATTATTCTGGTACAATAAATTTATTACATCTCATGAATAATATTATTAATAATTGTGTTTATACGGTTAATATTCAAAGTGGTACAACTTATACTAATTATATAAATTCAGGACAAATTACTTCTGACCCATTATTCGTGTCTACATTAGATTATCATTTACAAGCCAATTCACCTGCAATTGGTGCTGGGGTATATCTTGGGTTGCTGAAAGATAAGGATGGTAATCCTTGGAATAATCCTCCTTCTATAGGAGCTTATGAATATCTAGAAGAATCACCGTCAGGAGACGACGTGGCGATTAGAAATGCAAAATTCGCACACTTTTCTATAATTTAATTTGGATTTTAATTAAATACGAACTATCTTTGCAAAAATTTTTATATGGAACCAAAAATATATTTACCAGAAGTAGGAAGGCATAATGAAAATATAAATGCTTCGATTGATAGACTTGAAAAATCTAAGACTTATAGAGATTTATCTACTATAATCGTCTGTCCAACTCGTGGTACAATACCTGCGAGGGTAGTGCAAAGTTGGATGGGGTTGTTGCGTCCTATGAATCAGAAAGTAATAGGGCCATTATTTGCTGTAGGTATGGAAGTGGGAGCAGCCTATAATACTTTATTTGAGATGATTTTGAATAATCCAGAATTAAGCACTTGGAAATATGTTCTTACAATAGAGGAAGATAATATTCCTCCAGCTGATGGATTATTAAAACTATACGAAAGTATGGATGAATATGATGTAGTTCAAGGATTATATTGGACTAAAGGAATTGGAGGCCAGCCAATGTGTTTTGATGATGAAACAGAAGTTTTAACACGTTATGGGTGGAAATTATTTAATGATATAACATTTAATGATGAAATAGCAACGTTAAATAAGGATGGATATATTGAATATCATTTACCATTAGCAAAACAAGTCTATGATTATAGCGGAGATATGATTGTATGGAAAGGACAATGTTATAATACAAGAGTCACACCTGATCATATGATGTATTGTTCTACTAGAGATGGAAGGCCTTTTATTCGTATTGCTGCACAAGAAATAGAAGATAGAAGAAAATTATCATTTAAAAAAGATGCTTTATGGAATGGTAATGAAATTAATACTTATAAAGTTAATAATGCTATAGAAGTTAAAATGGACAATTGGCTTGAGTTTCTGGGATATTATTTAAGTGAAGGATGTTGTCCAAATAGAAAAAATAAAAATAGTAATCTTATAGATATAAGACAAAATGAAGGTGAAATTTATAATTTAATAGCTGAGGTTATAAAAAGATTAGGAATAAAACCGAATTTACGTATTGGAAAAGAATCTAGAATACAATTTTGTGATGTTAATTATCATACTGAATTAGTTAAATTTGGAAAAGCAGGAGATAAATATATTCCAGATTATATAAAAAATCTTTCTGTTAGACAAATAAAGATATTTCTTGATGCATTATGGAAGGGTGATGGCAATTTTAAAGATGGATTGTATATACTATATACAACAAAATCAAAAAGATTAGCGGATGATGTCCAAGAATTATTATTGAAAATAGGATTAGCAGGAACAATAGGTATTGCAAAAAATAGAAATACATATCGTGTTTCAGTAACCAATAGAAATTTAACGCCAAGAGTTACAAAGCGGTCATATAGAGAAATTTATTCAGGTAAAATATATGATTTGACTGTACCTAATCATACAATGTATGTACGTAGACATGGTAATGCGATATGGTCGGGTAATTGTTATGGGAATCCTAAAGAATTTCCTAAAAATTTTATACCTCAAAAGCCTATAAAAGATACAGTTATGGAATGTAATGGATTAGGGATGGGGTTTAACTTATTTAAGTTAGATATTTTTAAGAATAAAGATCTTCCTAAACCTTGGTTTAAAACTGTTCAAGAAGTTGTTCCTGGTGGAGCTAAAGCATACACACAGGATCTTTACTTCTATGAAAATGCAGCTAAATGTGGATATAAATTTGCATGTGATACAAGAGTTCTTGTAGGACATTATGATCTACAAAATGATATAATTTGGTAAATTACAGTAAAATGATAGAAGAAAGTCGTATTAATTTAGCTTGTGGAGCTAATCGTATTGAAGGTTATTATGGTATTGATGCTTTTGAAACAGAAGCATGTGATTACGTTATGGATTTACAAAGATATCCTTGGGATATTAAAAGTGAGTCTGTTGATGACATTATCTGTTCTCATTATGTAGAACATATCAATCATGATACAGTCATGAAAGATTTGGTAGAGTCTATTGCTTCTTCTAGTGATTACGATGAATTCAGGAGGAACTTCTTGATTCGTTTAGATTATGTTGGAGAAAAGATGAACCATCCTTTTATGCCTGCCGATGGATTATTTAGGTTTATGGAAGAAGTATACAGGATTCTTAAACCTAAAGGTAAGATTAGGATTATAACTCCTTATTATACAAGTATAAGAGCTATTCAAGACCCTACTCATGTTAGAATGATAGGTGAGATGACTTTCATGTATTTTAATAAAGAATGGAGAGAACTTAATAAATTAAATCACTATATCACGAGTATCTGTGATTTTGATTTTGTATATGGATATAACATACAGCAAGAATTTGTTACTAAACACGAAGATCAAAGAAATTATGCAATGAAACACTACTGGAATGTTATAGATGATTTAGACATCACTCTTACTAAAAAGTAGTTGTTTGCATATTAGAAATTATAAGACGATTTCATAATTCAAATTTGGAGTTATAAATTTTAATAAGTATTTTTGTGAATTAATTTCAATATGAAATAACTAGTAATAAGTTTAATTTGATTAAAAATATTTTATGATGACAGATAAAGAATTTGAAGTTTTTCAACAATTAATGGATCAGAAACTACTAGGGCTTCATAATGAAATTATAAATGGCAATAAATTAATATTAGAAAAAATTGAAGGTGTAAATAATACTGTTCTAAAACAAAATTCAAGAATAAATAAATTAGAAGATCACAGGGAATCTATGCAGAGCTTTGTTGATAGAAGGGTTATTGATTGTCCCCATTTATCTAAATTCGATGATTGTAGCTCAGAGATTAATAAAACAAAAGATACTCTTAATAAAGCTATACAACGCATAGAAAAGAGTTTGGAAGATGTATTATTTTTTGTTAAACACCCTAAATTATTCATAAGTATTTTAGTTGCCATAGTATTATTAGCCTTAGCTTCCTTTATTGATAGCAATCCGTTTGGTATCTTTAATTTTGATAAGCAGGCGTATAAGGTCGAACAAACACGATAGTTAACATTAAATTATTTAACATGGATTCAAAATTTTTAAGATTAAATGCAAAGGACTTTTTAAAAGGTCTTGCACTTGCAGCTATTACAGCACTGGTTACTGGTGTATATGAATTAGTACAGTCTGGTTGGGCATTTACATTTGACTGGGTTACATGGAAACCTATTGTAATGACAACACTTGCTGCTACATTATCGTATTTAATTAAGAATTTCCTTACAAACTCGGATGGAGAAGTTCTTACGGCTGAACGTAAGTAGTTTTAAATTAGTTATTAGATAAGGGCACAGCTATTTAGTTGTGCCCCTATCATAATAATTATAAACATTTAATAAGATGGCTAAGAAGGTTTCAGAAAGGGAGGCAGTACAGGAGAAGTTAGAGAAATATATCTCTCAACAAGCTGATATAGAAGTTTTGATTAATAAATACATTGAAATATATAATAAGTTAGATGGAGCGATTGAAGCTACAAGAGACATCCTTACTCAATTCGAGGATAAAAAACAGACCACAACTACAGATACTGTGGAATGATAGGATTATAATCAGGATAAATTTCATCGGTATAATCAAACTATATAGGTTGTTTAGAAAGTTTAAAAAGAAGTAATATGAATCTGATACTTGCATTATTATTAATAATCCTGGAAGCTGTTTTTGAGGGACTTAAGGTTGTGGGTTATCACGTTGCTTCAGAAATAATAGAAGCAATATATTTAATTATTGTATCTTTGATGGCCTTTGGTTGGCTTAATAGGAAATATATATTTAAAGATATAAAAGCAGATAGATTCATAATTATTATAATTGGATTTTTATTACTTCGCTTTGCAATATTCGATAGTATTTGGAATATAGCTGCTGGACAACCTTGGAATTATCATGGAACAACTAAATTATATGACAAGATAATGAGTTCTTTGGGTTCTTGGGGTTGGATGTTAAAAGCTATCGCGGGGTTATGGGGGATATCTTGGCTTATGAATTGGAGGGAAGGAATAGTAAAATATTTTAAGAAGTGATATGAATTTAATATTATGAATTTAAACGATCTTATTACTACTAAAACTTTTAGTAAGTCTTTTAAATATTCGTTAATCTTATTTAAACCTTCTAGTTTTCCAAAACCAGTATATTCTGTAACATTAGAATCTGGTTTAATTATCTATCGTAAGGGGATAAGAAAAAATTACTATGTAATTGATAAATCAATAGATGGTGGATTGACTTGGGAATTAGACCTTGTTAAACTTCGAAAAGATGAAGAAACTATAATAATTGATATTGATGACGGGGTAGATGGTTATAGGCATCTTGTACGTGATGGTTATTATGTGATAGATCATGAACTTACCACGACGGGATTTAATGGAGTTGAAAATGTCGATTGGGAGAATGTTTATAGTTTGAATAATCCACTTGATGTATTTGAACAAGTTAAATATGGATTACTTTATAATTGGTATGCTGCAACTAATTCAAGACAAATAGCAAATGTTGGATGGCATCTTCCTACGATTCAAGAACTAATAACTTTATCTAATTATTTAGGTGGTAATAGCGTTTCTGGTGGTAAATTGAAAGAAACTGGTTTTGATTATTGGAATAGTCCAAATGCAGGTGCAGATAATAGTACAAAATTTAATTTACGTGGTTCTGGATATAGAGAACAAAGTGGAACATTTACACAATTGAATCAATTTACGAGACTATGGTCATCTTCGAGAGATTTAGGAAATCCTGCTAAAATAGTTGTAGCAATAGGTAACTATAATAACGCAAGTTTGGCTGTTTATGATACAATTGGATATTATATGTATGAAGGTAATGCAATAAGACTTATAAAAGATAGTACTACCTTTACTAATGGACAACGTGGAATTTATACTGGTAATGATGGTAAAACTTATAGAACTATTTGTATAGGAACTCAAGAGTGGCTTGCAGATAATCTCTGTGAAACAAAATATAGAAGTGGAGATAATATACTAGAAATAACGGATAATAGTACTTGGTTTAATTGTAGGAATACAAATACAGCAGCATTATGTGCATATAATAACGATTGGGATAACGTATAATACATTTATATATGAAAAGATTAATATTTATTGCAGTTTTTACATTAGTTTCAACTACATTATTTAGCCAAAATACTTTTAAATATGAAATAAGAGCTAATGGCGGTCTTAGAGTTGGTGGAGAAACTAAAATAAAAATTGATAGTATTTCTTATGATGGGGAAGTTCTTATATTTTATAGTGATAGTATTCAGGTTCCTGTTGGAAATGCAAATATAGAAATAATTAGCTTATTAAGTGAAGATATAATATGGGAAGAAGGAGATTTTCAGGAGATTCCCGCAAATGTTTTTTCGTTAGAAACTGAGATTATTAATTTAAATGTAATTAATCAAGGGTCTATACTTGGCTATTGTAGATCTGGTAATGTCTGGTATACATTACCTTATTTTTACATTCTTGATACTTCTTATGTTCAATATATATGTTATACTTTTTCTCTTGGTGTAATAACATTATTTGCATATGATACTTATGGGGTTTTAAATCCATCTATAATAGATGAATATAAATTTGTAGTAGTTACAAATAATACAAGCATCGTTCCTTGATTTTAATTATTATAGTAATTAAATAAAACAACAATATATATGAGAAAATTAGTGTTTTTTATAATTCTTATTTTGATTTCATTTTCACTATCTGCTCAGAATACTTTTAAATATGAAATAAGAGCTAATGGAGGATTAAGAATAGGTGGAATATCTAAAATCAAAATAGATAGTATTTCATATCAAAATGGTAGACTTAGATTCTATAATGGTTCTACTCAACTTATTCTTGATGCTCCTAGTGGAATGATTTATCCCTCTGGTTCTGGTATTCCCACTATAAATAATGGTTCATGGGGTACTACTATTGTGAATAATTCAGCTTATTGGAATGCCGCTGAACCGGGCTTAGGTAATCCTGATGCGGATGGCTATATGCTTACTTCTACAAGAAGTGGAGTACGAACTTGGATTACTCCTCCATCTGGTGGTAGTGGAATGATTTATCCTTCTGGAAGTGGTATTGCAGTTGTAAATAATGGAGTTTGGGGAACGACTATTACTAACAATTCTACAAATTGGAACACTGCTTATTCTGAAAGATTACGCTGGGATGGCGATTCGACAGGTCTTAACGCTTCTACCGCAAGAGTAAGCCTTGCTCTTAACAATGTAACAAACGAGAGCAAAGCTACAATGTTCACTAATCCTCAATTCACTGGTACAGCTGTTAGGTGGGGTACAGATACTCTTGCTACTCGTGCTTATGCAAGATCGAGTGGTGGCGGGGGTGGATTAACAGCAACAGATGTCGGAAACCAGATTCATGATTCAATTGCTAATGGTGTTCAGCTTGGAGATGTAGCAGTTTTAATTGCAGATACAGCAGATATGCTTGCTCCTTATGCCTTGCTTAGTGAAGTTGGTAGCGGTGGTGTTTCAGAAGCAACAGTTAGGCAAATAGTTGGTGACACTATTGCAGAAAGACTTGCCGCTGCTGTACCGGGAGTTCGTCTTTCAGATACACTTCCGGGTGGTACGTATTATACTCAAAATCAAGTTGATAATATGATTACTTCGGCGGGAAGTTATACTGAAACACAGATAAGAGGTTGGATAGGTGATAGCGTTGGACGATTAAAAATTAAAACTTATAATGTCCTTGATTATGGTGCTGATTCGACAGGTGTAACTGAGAGTACTTCTGCTATTCAAGCTGCTCTTAATGCTTGTGGAAAGAATGGTGTAGTTTATATACCGGCAGGTCGATATAATGTAAGAACACTTGTTGTTAGAAATAACAATACAACTATAAAAGGAGATGGTAAGTATCAAACTATATTAAGACTTGTTAATAATGCCGATGCAGGAAACGCGAGAGGTGATCTTATTTGGTTAAATGGTAGAGATAATGTTACTATAAAAAATATTCAACTTGATGGTAATATGACAAACCAGACAGCTTTAGATACTCCCGGAACAGTTACTGCTAATTCAGTTGGTATTTATGCTTATGATTCAACCGCTTATACTCCTACTAATAATGTAAAGGTTCTTGATTGTTATATTCATCATTTCGCACAAACTGGAATAGTTTGGTTTATAGGAGATAATTGTCATGTTGAAAATTGTATTGTTACACACAATGGTTGGGGAGATATAGAATATTATGGAAGTAATGCTTCTTTAGGCCAATATACAAGGAATGGATTTATTCTTAACAATACAACTGGTCATTCTGGTAATATTTCAATTGACGTTTACAATTCAAGCACTACTGTTCAAGGGAATATTATTCTTCCAATGGACGGAGTAAATGGGACTACTGATTATCCACGAGGTATTCAAATCGAGGTTGCTTCTTCTTGGATTACGCCAACAAATATTCTTATAAAAGATAATATCATTAATGGTGGTGGACATACACTAATGGGTATAGTGGCCGGGCCGAGAACTAAGAATTGTTCTATTCAAGGTAATATAATTTCAGGTCTTAATTATCAAAGTCCTACAAATGATGATAGCCAGGGTATTTGGTTGAAGGGTGATACAGCAAGTTTTGTTTCAGATAATCATGTAATAAGATACCCAACCGATCCTCGATTATATCATGGCATAACTCTCGAAGATTGTCTTGGTACAACTGTTTCTACTAATAATATTAAGAATGTTACTAATCGTGGAATTTATCTTGACAATAGTGATAGTTGCAAGGTAGTTAATAACGTTGTTGAATGTAAAACTACTTATTGGGGTGCGATTAGGTTACTTTCCGGTTCGGACAATAATGTTATTAAAGATAACGTGTTGATTACTCATTCGGCAAATGTAGTAGATGTAATTTCCGATGCCGGTACTAATAACAAGATTACCAACAACTATTCCACGTTTCTTGGAACTAAATTACCAGATAATGTTGTAGACAGGTTAGCTGTAACCGCTACAAGTGACGGCACTGGAACTGCTATAATTAAACCGGGGTCTCAAACAATACTGGTTACTTCTTCTAATTCTGCACATATATGTCGACTTCCAGTAGCAAATGCTTCTACTATTGGAACTATCATTCGTGGATCAGTTGGAGCGAATGGATTTGAGCTTAGAGTTGCTGCATCTCAAAGTAGTACAGTTTATTTGAATGGTGTACTTACAACCGGGGTTGGAGTAATCCCTGCAAATAGTTCATTTGAAGCCACGCAGGCTGATGCTACACATTGGACTTTAAAATGTTGGGGTCAGTATGGCCAGTATATTAATATGATTCCTACTTCTTCAACTCTTAAAGCTGAACCTATTTTTGTATTCGGTCTTGGTAGTGGCCATGTTTCTGATACTGCACTTTTTAATAACGGTAGGATTGCAGGAGCATTTCGCAATAACACGAATAATACCCTACAAGTAACAGAACTTAGGGGGGTGCTCGTTGAAGGAACTGGAACAGAAACAATTGCTGTTCAGGTTTCTTGGAGTACTAATATGTTAGGTACTACTCGTACAAATCTTAATACTTCTCCTTTAACGATTACAAGTACTACAACTGGAACTGTTGACACAACTTTTGATAATAATGGAATACCTGCTGGTGCTTGGGTGTGGTGTACTTTAAGCGGTGCTTCAGCTAATAACAAACCGTCTATGCTCATTTTACAATTAACAGGATATAAAAGATAGTTGAAATGAAGAAGTTAATATCAATACTTATAGGACTTACACTTGTTATAAGTGTTAATGCTCAATTTCAAAATAGTGGTGGTATGTTTCTAAGGACAGGTAGTAGTTTTATGACTGCACCTCCTGAGCCTTATGTGCCGAGTGGTCTTATGAATGGGTTGGTAGCTTATTTTGATATGAGTGAGTCATCTCTTCCTATTGTTGATGAAGTGGCAAATTTAACGTCAACTGGCACAGTTGGCAGTACTGCTGTAATAACTGGAGTTACAGGTAGAATAGGAAACGCAATTAGATTCAATTATAAACCAACGTATGGTAATGGTCAGAGAATTATAGTAGGCAACAATGTGTTGCAACATGGAATTATGTCTGCTTCTGTTTGGTTTAGTGTTACAGATACAGATTCTGATCATTATGCCATGCTTTGTAACACAAATTCAGGAACTGTCAATAGAGGATATTATTTTGCCACGGGAGGTGTTGGTGGAGGTGTGCTCATTCGTGCTTATAATTCATCTGGAGGTTATGCGGAGGTTGATACACAGCCTGATTGGACTGTCACATCTGCAAATACATGGTATCATGCAGTATTTATTGCCGATGGTACAAATTTAACAGTATATGTGAATGGTGTTCAGCAAAAACAAGCATCATTTGCTAATAATATTAGTTATGGAAGTGATGCAACGTTTATAATAGGCGGAAGAGATGCAGCTAATTATGGTTGTATGAATGGTATTCTTGATGAAATAGCAATATGGAACAGAGTACTTACTGCTGATGAGATAACGGAATTATATAATAATGGTGCAGGTAAAGCATATCCATTTTAGAGATGAAAAAACTTTTAATCATATTATTTATTTTAATATCAACTATTTGTTCTGCAACCACTTATTATGTTGCTACAAATGGTAATGATAATAATAATGGTACTTCCTTAAGTACTCCATTTGCTACTTGGCAGAAAGGGATAGATTCAGCGTATCCGGGAGATACAATATTTGTTAGGGGAGGAGTTTATTTTTTATATGGTAACGATCCGTGGGTTGAAGTGAATCCTACTCGGTATCCTACACCCCATGGACGTACCGGTACAAGATCGAATCCTATATGTTTTTGGGCTTATCCACCGGATTATGAAGCTGGAAATCATCCTGTATTGGATTGTCATAATGCTCATGAAACTTATGGCACTAATTTTTCCTGTTTTAGTCTTAACGGTGTTGAGTATTGGCATATAAAAGGTATTACTGTAAGAAATGCTTACCAACGTGGAGTGGCTAATAGGCGACCGCAAGGTATTGGGGCAACGTTATCTGCCAATTTAAAATTTGAAAATTGTACCGCACACAATATCTCTGCAAGAGGTTTTTATTATGAATCGGGAGCTTGGAATACATGGGATGGGACTGGTGCTTTATGGAGTTCCGATACTACATACTTTATTAACTGCGACGCTTACGATATACGTGATACAATAAATTGTTCTTCCGGGGATGGTTGGAAGGCCGGTAATTATTATGGTGGCGTGATGATTTTTGAAGGTTGCAGGGCATGGAATTATTCTGATGATGGTTTTGATCCCAGTGGTGCAGGTAAAAGAATTTTTAAGAATTGTTGGGCAATGTCGACTACTAAATATGCTTCACTTTGTGATGGTAATGTAGAAGGCAATGGTTTTAAAACAAGTGCTATTGGTGCAGATCAATCTGGACATTATCCAGCTGGTTATTGTTTTATAGAATACACTAATTGTTTAGCTGCTAATTGTATTGGGTATGGATTCTATAATAACCTTGTTGATCCAAACCAGAATAATGCAATAATTTATAATAATACTGCTTATAACTGTTCTTCTGGTTTTGTAGATTACGTTCAAAATCAAGAAACAAGAACTACTGTATTTGCTAATAATATTGCATATAAATATACTTATCCAACATATCCATACCTCGTTCAAATATATAATCCAGCAGTTTATCCTGCATATACGAACACGTGGATTCCAACAGGCCCTTCTGAGAATTGGCCCGGTTGGGCTAATAACCCTTCTTTTACAGTAACAGATGCAGATTTTATAAGTCTTGATGCTACGCAAATTTATCTGCCTCGAAAACCAGATGGTTCACTTCCTGATATTACATTCCTAAAACTTGCTCCTGGTAGTGATCTTATTGATGGGGGAACAGATGTAGGTTTACCTTATAATGGAACAGCCCCCGATCTTGGTTACGCTGAATCTGGTAACGTGATTATTGCAGATCATACAGTAGTCGATAAATATGACGACATTCCTCAGCGTTGGATCGATTCAGTTAAAACAAAATGGGTATCGTTTGCAGGAGAATCTCATTCTGGTGCTTATCGGGTTGGAGCACAACTTTTAGAAAATCAAGATTCTAAATTTGCAGTTTCTATTCGTGAATCTGGTACACCTGAAAGTTATACTACAAATAATCTTAGGTTAAGTAGGGCTACTTGGGGTAGTTACGATCAGGCAACCGGTTGGGTGTATGATTATGGTGAAGAAGATTTTTGGACTAACTCCACTGCACTATCAAGAACAAAAGCTGGACTACTGTATTGTAAGAACAATGGTTTTGATCTTTTTGCTTTAGGTTTTGGTTGGTGCTGGGATGCCACTTGGCAAAACGCTCCGGGAGGTAGTTATGATCCCGTGTTTCATACTCGTTGGGCAGGAGCTTCTGTTAATGGCCCAGATGGTAATAGAAGATGGGGTCTCGATGACGGGGATTATTCTCTGACCAACAATAGGGTAAGTATGCGTACTTATATAAGGGCAATGCATGAATATATAGATTATTGTGCGGCTAACAATATTCCTACAAAAATGATTTGGACAACCGGGCCGGTTGATAACGAAAGTAATTGGGCTATTGGTGAAAGTGGTTATCAGCAGTATCTCAAGTACGAATATCTCAGAAATCATATTGATAGTCTTAATGAGGCGTACTTTCTTGACTTTGCAGATATACTATGTTACAACGATGCAGGAGTGCAAAGAACCACAACATGGACAGATAACAATAATACTGTCCAGACATTTCCTATGATTCATGAAGATAACATGACTACATGGGATAACAGTTATCACTTCGGCAGTAATGGGGCATTAAGAATTGGTAAAGCCATGTGGTGGCTACTTGCAAGGATGGCTGGTTGGGATGGTAAAGCTGAAGGTCAGCAACCCGAACCTGAGACTGATATTCTTTCTTTTAGTCTCACTCAACAAACAGGGCCTGCAACAATAAATACTACTAATCATACGGTCACAATACAAGTTGCACATGGAACGGATTTAACTGTTCTAACTCCGAGTATAACCGTTTCGACGGGAGCAACAATAAATCCCGCAAGTGGAGTAGGAAGAAATTTTAGCAGTCCTGTAAATTATACTGTTTCAAACGGTGGGGCATCCCAGGTTTGGACTGTTACTGTTACAACGGCTTCTGCACCTCCTCAGCCTAATGATAGTAGGGCAGTTGGTCACAGGGGTCGTCCTGTTGTATACAATGGAAGAACTGTAATTTATTAAATACTAAAATAAAATGAAAGCTATAACAAATAATTACACGATTAGAGATTCAGATTCTATTATCGTCTGTAATTCTTCATCGGGCATATCTTTATACTTAAAGTCAGCTTCTGGTAAACAAGATATGTTTTATATCAAGAATCTTGGTACTGGCGATGTAACTATTTCCGCTAACTCCCCTGATTTGATAGATGGAGAAAGCACGAAGGTACTAGCTCAATATGAATCTTGTTTGTTACTTGATTATGATTTAAACGTTTGGATAGTAATTTAAGATGAAAACTGTTTCACTGAATGAATTAATTTATGAGTTATTGGAACTCCGTAGATCTTATTTGAAAGAAACTGATCCAATTCCCAAGAGACTTGTAGTTGATTGGATACAGAGTCAGCGTGCCCGTCTTATTGATCAGAAATATAAAAAGACCATGCCATCTTTTGATGATCATCTCATTCAAGACTTGGGTAATGCTATTCCTATGGAAAAATATTTATCCAATATAGTTAATCCACAAGTAAATAATTATGATTATATATATCGTACTTCTATAGAGATTCCTAGGGTTATAGAGTCATTCGATGGAGTAGGTTTATTTAGTAGGATAGGGCCTGCTGATAGGTTATCTGATCCTTTCCAATTAACTACATACAACAAAGCTTTAATGCTCGGTTATGGTAAGTTTAATTATAATGCAATATATGCTTTCGTATTAGGAGATAGAATTTGTTTGCATAGTAATAGTGGGATACATTTTACTATTAAATATATAGATGTTAGGGGAATATTTCAAGATCCAATAGCTGCTGCTTTAATTAAAAATCCCAATTGGACATATGACGATGATTATCCAATTAACAAGGAGATGGTTGATCAGCTTAAGGTTTTAATAATAAAAGAAAAATTCGGGTTGACATTAGCGCAACCAGATGATAAAAAAGATAATAAAGATGACGATCCAGAAGGAAGCTCTGACCTTCAAAAGGGGGCCACGGAAGATATTAGCTGATTATAAGTTAGATGAGATTTATAATTTCTACAAAGAACTACACGGCGAGAAAGCTTTACCTAAATCAATTATGCGTGAAGTCTATAAAAGACTATTTCCTGCTATTGTAGAACTAATGGTATTCGATAACTTTGAACTTAGATTACCGGCAAGACTTGGGCATATCAGGGTTAAGAAAAAACTTGTAGAACCTAAATTGGATGAGAATGGTAATATAGATGCAAGACGTCTATCTGTAGATTTTAAAAAGACTAAGAAACTTTGGCAGAAATTATATCCGGATAAGACGGCTAAACAGTTGAAAGCTATTAAAGATAAACCATTAGTGAGAGAGCTTAATGAAGATTTTAATGGATATAGAGTCACCTGGTTTTGGGATAAAACTATTTGTAATATACCCAACCAATCTGCATATTATATAAAGATGACCAGGGATAATTGTAGGATTTTAAGCAATGGCGTTAAGTATAATAATTTAAACTTTTACGAATAAATATATAGAGCTATGTTAAGTGGTAAGACTGTCAGTATAGACTTAATAATAGAAGATCTATACAGAGATTATGGGTTTGAAGTTGTTAATAAATATGAAGTAGCAGAATGGGTCTGGAGATCTATGGCTATCATAGGCAGTCCCTATCCTTATCAAGATAAATCAGTAGAACTTGAGATAGTAGAATATAGGGCTCCACTGCCTATAGATTTATACAGCATTACATCTGTTAGAGATAAAGATACTTTTATACCCATGAGAGAGATGACTGATCTCATGAATAAATTTGCAGACTCTCCATATAGTAGATCTAAAACTATTATATCTGATTATGACCCAGCGTATCCCAGTAAATATATAGATAGTATTAAAGAATACTATAATACTTATGTAGGCCCTGATGGGGATTCAGAACGTTATACATATAAAACTCAAGGAGATTTTATTTACTTTGGATTAGATAAAGGTACAGCCGAAATGCAATATAAAGCTATTCCAATAGATATTGTAACAGGTATGCCTACCATCCCAGATAATGCTAAGTATATTAGGGGTGTTGTTAGTTTCATAGCCGAAAAAATAGCCTTTAGATTGATGCTTAAAGATATGCTGTCAGAGCGTAAATACGAAATCATACGACAGGACTATTTATTTAACGTGGGGGCAGCTCAATCAGTTTGTATTATCCCCAGTTCGAGTAGAATGGAATCAATAATTAATAGATGGAAATCAACATATTTAGGGCCTAATCATTTCAACACTGGTTTTAAGCATTTGGGTTCCAGGGAGTAGGAGGTGAATTATGGAAATGCCAAAATTTACTCATGGTTATAAAGGGGGAATAAACAAGGATATATCACCTAATGAATATCCAAATACTTGCTACTTGGATGCAAGAAATCTCAGGGTAATAGTAGATAGTAGTGAAGGATTAAGTACTGCATCTCTTTCTACGCCTAGAGGAAATCTTCCAAGTTTTACGTTACCAGATTTAACTTATTATATGGGACATGCAGTTCTTCGTGATAAGTTAATTATATTAGCAAAACACCTCTGGATTGAAGATGCTTATCCCGATAAAATCTATGTGTTAAATATTGCAGATGTAATAACAGGAACTAACGTGATGGTTTCTGGGGCTCACCTTGTATATGAACAAAATCTTAATTTTCAAATTAATCATCCTATTAAAATAGTAGCTAACTATGAGAATGCTGATGTTCAAAAGATATACTGGGTTGACGGTATAAACCCACTGAGACATCTTAATATAGTATCAAACCCAGATTATAACAATTTAAGCACTTTACATCCAGAGCTATTAAATATATTACCAAATCATACATACGGTTCTTACGAACTAACTGAGCTAACAGGTGGACACTTAAAAGCTGGTAGAATACAATACTCATATCAATTATATTCTGTATCTGGTACTGAGACGATGTTTGCTCCACCGAGTAAATTATATAATCTTACTTCATACGACATAGCTGATGGCATTAATTTTATTGGGGATGAGCTTGAAAAGGAAGTTAATAAATCTATCAGGATTACTGTTAATCTTGAAGCTAATGTTACCTCAATATTTAATAGAATAAGATTAGTAGCGTTAGAATACGAAACCTATGGTGACGTACCTACCGTGAGAGTTGTCGCGGAGTTAGAATTAGGTCATAGCTCTGTATCTTTTGTAGACTCCGGTAATTCAATAGGTGAACTACTTCTAGAAGAATTTCAACAAGTACGTAACGAGATTATACCGACAACGATAGAGACTAAGAATAATTATTTATTCGCAGGTAATATAACACAAGAGTTCTTCGATATAGATGATTTAGTTAAAGAGATAACTAATGACAGTTCCGCATTCTTGGATACAAGAGCGTATCGTTGGAAATATGTAGAAGGTGGATTTGATTCCGCTTCTGGTTCACAAGAATTAGATGATTTAACGGATCCTAATGCAATATTAAATACTCCTGGTTATCCAAATGCTGCTCAGGCTTATGATGTAGCTATTATAGAAGCATATAATACAAGTTGGCATATTCATGTAACAATAAGACCAGATTTACATGCTGCAGCTCAAGTTCCAGTAAGAACCGTAACTGGAGTATCCTCGCTTAATGGTTTAGGATGTAATATAAGATTACGAACAGCCGGAACCATGATCTGGGATGAACAAGGTATTGCATTAAATTTTGAAGAAGGTGCCTATATAGATGGGTATGATCCTGTAACACATTCATTGAGTATACGCGGTACTAAATATTGGGGCACACCGCCACAAGATTTAACACCGCCGTGGAGTTATGGAAATTATGATGCAGATGCATTAACACAATTTAGTTATACATATACTTATACATATATGACATCATCCGGAGATGATACATATCAGTGTGTATTAAATAAAACACACGCGGTAGATGGTTTACCTCGGACATCGCCAGAATTTGTTTTAGATGATGGTGTCACGGGGCCGGATTATGATTCAGTTGATCCC